TAGATCAAATGGTGCACAAGATAGTTACAAACTACATGTAAAAATAAAAGATGCAGCTGGCAACACACTTGCACAGATGACAACTACAAGATTAGATGACTCTGGTTATAATAGTAATAGTGTACGAAATTTAGATAACCTTGTTTACAATGGTACAGGCGCAGCGTCATACGAATGGTACTGGGAAGGTTATGATGGCTCATTAAATACCAGTACATCTAACCTTGGACCAAACTTATTAGGTGCAGAATTAAGGTTAGATTTTCCTATAGAAGACCACGAAGCTTTATCAGAACAAGAGATAGAAGATATTAACGAAGCATTAGACACCGTTGATCTAACAGAGAATGAAATTTATGACATTATATCTGGGTTAGAATCTAAAATAGAAGAAGAGTTTAGATTATCTGGTAACCTGGAAGAAGGTACAAGACTAGAAGTTAATATAGAAAATAAAGAAATAACATTTGAAATAGCATCACGTACAACAGGTGCTGTTGTAATGGAATCACCAATGGTAACAGCAATGATGAAAGAGATGCCTATCGAAACATTAAAAGAAGAAATGGTTGCAATGGTAAAAGAAGAAGGTATGAGTTTTATGGAAGCTATGGAAGAGATGTCACCACCTCTTGCTATGGAAGAACCACCGGAAGAAGAACCTAAAGCTATGTCTGCTGGACCCATGATTGAAGAAGAATCTAACAAGGAAGAAGCACCAGGGCCCACGGAACAAGGACCAATGGAGATGGCAGCGGCAGCTAGCAAAGAAGAACCAACTATGGTAGAAGAAAAGAATGAGCCAGAACAGAACAAAGAACCCGAAGAAGAGGAACCTACTAGCGAGGGTCCTGCAACATCCACTGTTCAAAAGCCAGAGACTACCAAACAAAAAAAAGTACAATCGAAAAAAACTATTAAACCTGAGTTAGCAAAAGTTATGGCTAAGGTAGATGAGAAAGTTAAAAACCCATTAAAAAATTTACAACTTAAAAATTTAATAAAAATGGATGCAATGGTAGAAGATCAACTATCATTAGACTCATACAATGTTGCATTTTATGCACCAAAAAACATATATTTAGAACAATTAAACCTTATAGATAACCGATTAATCTATGCAGATAAGACACTTGCAACATACACTGATAATGATATTATAGGTATCAAGGCACGTAAGCTTGGAATGATTAATAACAAGAAACAACAACTCCTAATGGAGTTAGAGGTATTAAAAAATGGATAAATCAAAAAAAAACAAAATTAAAAAAGTATCTAAAGCTTTAGTAAAAGCATCTAAGTTACATGCAGGTCAAGCCAAAGTATTAAGAAAAATAGTAAAGAAAAAATAATGAAAAATCTTAAAGATCAACTAGCTGGTGTGGCCGCATTAATTGCAGCGATTATCGCAATTGGTGGTGGATTTGTTAAGTATGGTGAGGTTATGACTAAGATAGATGTATTAGAAGGCGCATCTAAAGGTATAGACATGAGTTTCTTAGCAGAAATAAAAGTATTAGAAGAAAAAGTATCTAAGTTAGAGAACGCAGACAGTTCACACTCTCACAATACATCACATACACACAACAACACTGCAATTAAAGTTGTAGAAAAAGAAATAGAATTACTTAAAGTGCAAATAGAAGAAATAAAAGTAAGCACGAGCAACCCACTGGCAAACTAATGGCTATTAAACATAGAATAAAATTTAACACAGAAGTTGTTAAAGGTTTATGTCCAGAATGTAATGAAGATACTATTTTAGTATCAGTTGTACCAGATTTTTACAGGTGTTCATTGTGTGGTAATGATTTGAAACAACATGTAAATGGCAAGATTAGTTACATACCTGCAATATCTTTAAGTGACAAAGAAAAACAAGAATTATCAATAGAAGATGGCCAAACAGAGTTTTAAATACTTTACACCTAGAGATAGACCTAAGAAACGTGGACCAGGTCAACACAAAAAATCATTAAATAAAAGTGAAAAACGTCAAAAAAACTTGAATAGATACAAAGGCCAGGGTTGACACTAATCATATAATATCCTATTATCTTTTTAGAAAGAGAGGAATATGAAAACAATAACAATGAACGTCAAAGGTACATCACAAAGTCAGTGGTCTACATTTATATTAGAGTTAAATCTAATGAAGAAAGCATGGAAAAGATACGGTGTTGAAGTAGATTTAAAAGCACCAAATATTAATAAAATAATATCACAAGGTACTAGCAATGGTAAAAACGATAGTAATCCTGGTTCTACTGTTCAACGGAGACCTTCTAAAAGAACCGTTACACTTGCCATTTTCAGTTAGTGTGAACGATTGTTTTGGATATGCAAAAATGCATATAGATGCCATAACAACACATAGTTATGATGACCCTAGAGGCCAAGGTTTCTATCTAAATGATGGTAGAGGCACGGTACAGGGTTTTATCTGCGAATAGACCTATCCAAAGAGAGAGTGATGGATAGGTTTAATTGTGGTGAGAACTTTAGGCCTAACACAATTTAGACACAATGTCAAATTGTAGAACTTTTTTTACAATCAAAAACAGTATAAGCTTCATAAGCATCTACAAAATCTGGACTCATTTCTGTGAGTAATGTAGCAGAATAACCATAACCATGTATTGCACACTCATGGTATGTATCAAATTCTTTTATGGGTGTAGGCATAGGTTTACATTCATTGCCAGGAACATGGCTACAAATAAACATTAATAAAATAAATTTTGTCATTGACAATTCCTTTGTATCATCCTATATAGTCATTATAAATAAATGAAAGGGTCAAATGACTGATATAACTAAGTATAGAAATGTATCATTAACACACGATACATACAAGAAATTGATAGCTTTATCTAAGGTACTATTACCAGATGCTAAACTATCTATAAGTAAAACCATAGAATCAATTGCAAACGAGAAAGCGAAAAAATTAAATGGCAAATTCAAAAACGCGTAAACACAAGGCAATTTGTCCAGACTGTAATGGAAATGGTTACAAACAATTCCAAATACAAGAGAATGGAAAGCTAGACGAAGATAAGAAGAGCAGAGAGCATGTAGTATTGCAATGTGATATATGCGATTCGGAAGGAGAAATCTATGTGGATGAGTCCGAAATTGTTGACGTTTATGTTGATGATGATTTTGTTACAGGTAATGCTCGTAAGTTGCACTAGGGATTTAACGCCTAATCCTTACGTAACAGTAATAAAATATATAATGAAAGGAAACAATGCCTCACAGTAAACATATAAAGGGTGACAGAGCAGAACTTATTGCTGCAGAGTATTTTATTAGTTTAGGATATTCTGTTGCTCGTAACATGTCACAACATGGACCGGTTGATCTAGTATTAATTGATGAAGATGGTACGGGAGATGTAATATTAGTTGATGTAAAAGCAATTAGTCTAAGAACTAAGAACGGTTACAAAGTTAACAGGTCACCTACTAAAAAACAAAAAGAGTTAGACGTACAACTTATTTTTGTAGATCTTGATACAAGAGAGGTATTAGATATAATGCCTAGTAAACAAACTAAACAAACAAAAGTTAAGAAAACAGATCTTACAAATGTAGTTGATATGGATTGGTATAAACAATGGATAAAAAAGGGAGAAATTAAATGATAGATAAGAAAGCAAAAAAATGGGGTAAAAATAATAAATGGTTTGGTAAAAACAAATCATTAACATTGTTAGCAATTTATTTTCATGAAAATTTAGTAGATATAAATGTAAATCCTACAACAGATAAATATTACAAGATTATAAATTTGTTTATGGAACCTTTTGTTACAGGTAAAGTAAAATTAAAATCTAGACCTAAACAAAGGCAGATTGTTAAATTAACTAAAGCTCAAAAAGAAATAGCAGAGAAGTTAAACGTACCTCTTTTAGAGTATACGACTAACAATTTAAACAGTGTGGAGTGGTAATATGAGTTGTTTATCTTTGATGTTAGCAATATCTATGCACTTAGGTCTTGAAGGGGATTATAATAATATACACCCACACGCACGTTGTCAGGTAGATTCTATGATATCTGGTGTGTATTATAATAGTGAAGAAAAAGTATCTGCTTATATAGGTTTAGAACACGAAGGATGGGAAGTTGGACTTGTTACAGGTTATACTTACGCTGACGTTGTGCCTATGATAAGATATAAAAAAAATAATTGGTTTATTACACCTGCAATAGAATCTAATGGTAGTAAGGGAATTGTAATAGGATTGGAGTTTTAATGTTTGATAGAATAATATATCAAAGCCTACATTTTATTATGAAATGGTCTGGTCAATTTAATTCTTGGGCATGGCGTAAACATGCTAAGATACTTAGAGACAAACAAAGTAAAGACATGAAGAAATTGATAAGACGACAAGAGGCTAGTGCTTATCTAGAGGAGTTAAAAAGAAAACTATGAGTAAAAAAGAAAAATTTGATGGTAGATCTAGACCTACTAATAAAGCGTATGATGAAGGGTGGGCTAGAATATTTGATAGAAAAAAATTTGAAAGATTACAACAAGAACAACGAGATGGAGATGAAGAGTATCAAAAATCTAAGGATGATAAGTCATGATGGATGAAAAAGACATAAAGGACTATCATAAGTTAGTCGATAAACTTGAAAAAACTACCAAGGTCAAGGGTCTTAAGAAATCTAATAAATACAACTACATGCAAGGCAAACAGATCACGGACCCCGGATCAGGAAAACGTGTTTACGAGATAGATAAATATAGACTTCCCAGTGTAACTACGATATTAGGAGCCACCAAAAATCAAGATTTTATAAAAAAATGGAAGGCTAAAGTAGGTGAACAAGAGGCAGACAGAATCAAAAACCATTCTAGTAATAGGGGGACAGCTATGCACAAATTCTTGGAGCACTATGTCCTTGGGACTGGGATCGTTGATCTTACAAGGATTGGACAAGAGGCGCGTCCCATGGCCGACAAAATTATTGAGATTGGTCTTGCGCCAGTGGAAGAGTATTACGCGTCTGAAGTTACATTACACTACCCGGGCCTATACGCAGGTCAAACAGATCTTATATGCAGTCACAATGGTATGGAAACTGTTGTCGACTTCAAACAAAGTAACCGTCCGAAGAGGGAAGAATGGATTGAAGATTATTACATGCAAATTGCAGCATACGCCATGGCCCACGACTACGTCTATGGCAGCAAGATTGAGCAAGGAGTTATCATGGTCTGCACGCCTGATCTATATTATCAAGAATTCAAAACAGAAGGACTTGCACTAAGACAGTGGAAGCATAAGTTTTTAAAAAGATTAGACATGTACCACGAGTTACAGTTTGATGAGA